CATTTTTCCGACCATTGGCATAATTATTTACCTTTCTTTTTAGCCATGCCAGCTTCTGATAAAGCAATAGCGATAGCTTGTTTAGGAGATTTTACTACTTTACCACCCTTACCTGAATGTAATGAACCTGTTTTAAATTCCTTCATTACCTTGCTGACCTTCTTCATCTTGCCTGCTTTTGTCTTCGGTGCTGACTTCATGTTGTTTCCTTAATTTAATAAATCTATGGTCATATCTACAATCATTGCATAGCGGATACTCGGTAGAGTCAAAAGGGTCACCGCATTGATTACATATAGTTACTGAGAATGTCATATAAAAGAAAAAGCCCAACCAAGGAGAGAGTATGGTCAGGCTTTTGTGGGATTACGTTATTAACGGACAGGAGTTGTCCAACAAGTAGTATTATAGCATACTTTCATAGTTCTTTGCAACAACATTATGCGTTTATTCTTCTTTCTGCTATTGTCAGCAAATTATCGTATGCCATATCTAATTGCCAGTAAAAGGCTAATGGTGGTTTAGCACCTAAGTATTTAGCATAGATAGCGTCTTGTTGTCCTTGTTCTAAGCTATGCACGATAGCGTGTATCGTTCTAACATTAGACATATCCTGAGCAGAACACATCTCTTCAAACGCATCACTTGTAGACTCACCACCAGATGACATGCCTATGCTTTTAGATGGATAACCCAAACGGTGATTATCCGACTTCATCCATAAAGCCCAATCCTCTAGGATGGACAATAAGCGTTCCATACTAATCATATTGTGTTAGCGTATAAGCTACGCTTTGCCCAAATGTTTCTTGTGTAGTTCTTTGTTGAAGGTTATGTTTAGCATCATCTGCATTATGACTGATAACACCTTTTATCTGGTCTTCTGTGAAGTTTGCTGTGTGTCCAAATATAGCTTGTAATGGATGTGGCTGTGGAATGTAATAGTGCATAAGTCTATTATCGTTATCTTTGAATGCGTGTATATGACCTTCCATCTTCATGGTAACAAGCAAATTTTTAATGGTGTGATAATTTCCATCTACATGTGCTGCTATATCTTTTATAGCTTTAGGTTCTGTAAGGTAAGCTAGTATCTTATCTCTAGTGTTCACGATATATCCTTAACTTTACAATGGTACTTTTTCTTATCGTCTTGATGCCAACCATGAACATGAATAATCCAACCAGCATCACGAACTGCACCTACATTCTCATGGTCTGCTATTTTCTTTACTCTAGCTGACATATTTGTTGCTGTAGTTGTTTGCACAGCTAATGTTTCTTTTCCCTTTAAAGCTAGTATATCTATAAAACCAAATAAATCTTGACGTATCCTAGCATAACTATTCCAATGCTCTGTAATCCAACATGTATATCCTTCTTCTCGTAATTTTTTAAGACTTAACTGCGTTGGGCTAGTTGCCATCAAATTGACTTTCGTTAGGTTTAGATGTTCCGTCTTTAAATCTTTTCTCTACATCACCGGTGGACTTATTAAGTTCGTATTCATAAGTGTGCGGTGATACATCATCACTATTCTTATTCTTTTTGAATATCTTGTCCCAGTTATCTTGTGCTTCTTGTTCAGAAATTAACAATGGTCTTCTTCCAGAACCTTTACCCATTACTTTACCTCCAAATGTCCGTTAGTAAATAACCAACCTATAGTTTTTCTATGTGCTTCTTCCCATGCTGCTATTCTATCATATTTATCTAACATCTTGTCATTATCTATCATGTGGTGGCATTGGTGGCATAAGAAAGCTATGCGGTGGTCGTGGGATTTAATGCCGACCCCTTTTCCGTCTCTTAGCTGATTGCTATGTGCAGATACTACAGTTCCATCTTGCATAGAACACATCATACATGGTGCGCCATCTGCTAGTTTAAGCAGTTTAGGATTACGATAATTCATTATAATCCCACATCCAACCTAAATTAGTTTGTGCCCAAATTTCTATTGAATTTTGATATTCAGTCATGTCTGATGTTGTTAGTTTTGTCGTAGACTTTATAAGTTCTACTGGCATACCTGCAATTTCTGTTTGGTATCGTAAAAATTTATATCCCATAAGCTCATGTATTTTATCTTTTTCAATACCTGTGTGCTGAGATATGCTTGTATATAATTGCCATAGTCTTTCGTTTTGCTCGTGACTTCTGTTTAGTTTTGCATCTGTTACTGTTACTCTCCAACGCTTAGTAAAGTCAAGTGCTTTTAATTTCTCGTACAGCATTGGTAAGTTTTCGCTTGTTAAACTCCATTTCAGCATTATCGTATCCTTTACTTTTAAATATTCTTCCATCAATTAAAGTAGCCTTGTAAACCATATCCTTGTCCCATTTAGCTACGTCTTTAATAAACTTATTAGCTGAATTATCATCACTCATCTTGGTGGACTCTCGTTATATCGTAAACCTTTTTGGTCAAACCAAAAGTTAAATGAACCTTCCCATTGTGCATTACGCTGCTTCTGAACAAAGACCTTTGCATCTGGAATAATCTTTAACTCTTCGTCAGAAGTTTTACCTTCTTCTATCAATTTCTCTTTATATCTGTTACGCCACGTACAAATTACATTGTCGCATAATGCTCTAATTAAAGAGCTACCCATGATATCTGTTGCATCAGGTATCTCTGTTTCATCTTTCATCTTACGAGTATGAGCTACCAAAAATACATGAATTTCTAAATCACGACAAGTGGTTGCTAATCTATCTACAAATCGTTTTTGATTTTCTAAAGACTCTTCACTAATATCAGACATTTTCATAAGAGAGTCTATCACAAATACCTCACATCCCAAAACATGTTTACCATAGTATAGCGTAGCAAACATATCTTGTGAAGTTGTAACTCCTAATTGGTCGTAGATATATAACTTGTCTTTAGCTCTATCACAAAACTTACGAATGTAATCATCTGTTGGCTCTGGTGAACCTAATGCTTGTGTAATCATTCTAGCTAATGTAAGAACAGGTCTCATTTCTAAAGAAGCTATTAAGCATTTAGTATTTTGTTTCATCATAGCTAGTACAACTTGCGATAACCACATAGACTTACCATGACCTGATACACCAGTAAGAATTGTTAGTTCCGAAGACCTAATACGGAATTTATCTTCCGTCTTAATCCATCCCAACGATTTTCCACTATGAACTTCCTCACTAAAATACTTGACCAAGTCATCAGCAAATATATCCGTACCTTTAACCTTAAACTCTGCATGTCCATACCCCTCATTATAAAATTCTTGAACTGTTGATTGGCTAACTGTTAGTTTGTCTATAACTTCACCTATGTTCACTAGATGCCACCTTCCCAAACCTTGCGAACTTGTTGTACTTCTCCATCATTCCATCTCTCTTGGTTTAACAAAGTAAGTGGAGCTGGTGAGAAGCCATCCTTCCATGATTGAGTATTTTTCATTTTGTTTACATACCCTATCACTTCATCTGCTATACCGTCAAGATTTTTATTTGCCCATCTTTCTAAACAAGTTTTCTTATTGACCTTTCTGACATTAGGATAGCTTTCCCAAAATTCATCAAACCTATTGGTCGTTTTAACGACATATATATCTTCTCTTATCTTATCTTCTCTTCTCTTCTCTATCCTAACAGGCTCGTAGTTTTCGACTAGTAATCCTCTAGCAAATAGTTCTTTTGTTATTTTATCAACAAAATCAATAGGATAATGAAGTCTAAAAGCTATTTCAAACAGGTCTGGTAACACACCATCACTTTCAGAACCAAGACACCATAACTCTACTAAAACAGCTTTTTGTTCAAAAGATAGCTTATGTATATCTATGTTATTTATGTAATCCGTACCATAAAACTTGAACCACGTCATCTTTTTTTGATAACGTGGGTTCTTAGGATTATAGAGATTAAACTTTTCCCAGTTCTTAATCTTGTACATTCATGTCTCCTAAACCTTGACAAATATGTTCATAAATTGTGGTTAATTCTTCTTCGTCTAACTCTAAACCACCACTTGTTAAATGGGTGTCTGATGCATCTATAATGTTTTGGATTTTACATAATGATGTTTGTGCTACTAATAATTTTTCTAATAATTCAGTTTGTGTCATAATACTCTCCTTAAAATAAACATTCTTCATAAAGTTCTGACATTGGCACGACTTTTGCTTTAGGCGGCTTAGGCAGAATATGGAGCTTACAATCAGACCTATTCTCAAGAAACCAAAGAGCAGATGCCTTGTTACTAAAGGCTCTTAGCGGTTTTCCGTCAAACTCATCTAATATAATGTAACGTAAGTTATCCATAGGGCAAAACATTATCACAATGTATTTCTAATTGCAAACTATTTTATTTATAGATATTTACTAGAAAATACTTGACAGGTGTTTTTTATGAGTTTAAAGTTCGTTTGTCAACTTTAGGAGAGAGACATGAAAATTTCAACAATGATAGCATTATCAGTAC